ATCCAGTTCTGCCGTAATATTTGCCGCCTCCGACACCAGTACCGTCAGCTGTACCGAACGCTCGTCCAGCGTCGCCTCAGAAGCGCCGGGGATATAGTCGCTGCCGCCGGTGCCATAGGCATAGAGCACCTCGTTTCCGGTATCGGGGTCAAGGGCCATAAGGCCTACCTCGCGCCAGATAAAACCGTTTTCCACTGCGCCGAAACGCAGCACACCCTTGACAGTCACCTGACCGCTTTTGCGGGCGATCCGGCTGATGGGCAGCACAGCTTTCTCAGAAAGAACTGCTGCCGCGTCTGCGATGCTGCCGGCATAATTGCCGTCGCCCATCACGATGGAAACAAAGCGCACCTCCCTTCCGGCAATGCCCTTTGTCAGAAGCTCCATGCCTCCTGTAGTGAGACCAAGTTTAAATCCCGCCATATTCTCTCTCCTCTCTTATCGGATATCATGCACAGCGGTGACCTGTAAGACTGCTCCCGCGTAAAGCCGAGTTTCCTCGCCCGCTGCCACACGGGTATACAGTATCATATTCGAAGGGATCATTCTCCGAAGTTCATCGGTCATCGCCGCAAGAACATGTTCCCCGTCCGGATCGACCTCCACCGCCGCCGTAAACGCTTCTCCGTCAATGTCGACGTCAAAACAGTCCTCTCTGCCGAAGGCCACCGCAAGCTGTCTTCTCATCTGTTCGGCAGTATAAGGGCGAAGGCTGCCAAGTCTTGAAAGCAGACGGAATCTTCTCTGTTCCGGCGTACCGGAAGACGGAAGCAAAGCCATTTTTTCCCATCGGCTGAGTAATTCTCCCTCTGCCGTGTCCGGCTGCAGCCGCTCGGAAAATGCCGAAAACTCTTTTAAAAGATCCTCCATGACGGGATCAAAGGCTGCCGCCAATGCTTTGTATTCTCTGATATTTCTCAGAAATACAGGCAGGTCATCAAGATATGCCATACTGCCTCCTTATACAAAGTTAAACTGAGACTGCTCCGGATCAAATACCGGCACCTGTTCTTCAGTAAGAAGAAGGTTGTCCGTACCGCCGTTTACGGTCATATTGCGCACATCCGAAACACCCTTTGCCGCCAGGATACCGCTGACCAGAGCGCTGACGCGCACCGTGACCGCCTCTTCGTTCCAGTTTTCCCTGAGGGTGAGAAGAGCGCTTTCCACCGCTGCTTTTACCGCTTCCAGCGTCTCAGCTTCATCACCCGAACATTCAATGTCCGCTGTCAGAACGACGGGCACCGCCTCCGCGGCAGCCACTGAAACGCTGTGACCGATGGGCGCAAGACCGAGTCCGTTTCCTTCGCCGCAGATCTCTTTTCTGACAAGTGCCAGCACCGCTTCTTCCGCGGGGAGATATCTGCTGTCCAGAAGGGTCAGTTTTACGGTGCCGCCGCCATCTGCCGCGGGAGTCACTTTCACCGCGCCCACACCTTGTACCGCACAGGTCTTTTCTCTGTAGTCGGCAGCATTTCCGCCGAAGGCAGGGGCGCTGCGCCGCTCGGCAAGCCGTGTTCTCAGAATATCCTCGCTCTCTTCGTCCTCGCCGGGGAGGATCACCTCGCCAAGTTCGGCATAGCTGACCCCTTCCAGATATTCCGCCGGCTGCAGCTCGCCAAAACAGCGGTTGCCCTCACTGCCCGAAGTCTCACAGACAACAGAACAGCTGCCGATGCCGCCCTCTTCTGCCCGGAAGAAAAGACCGCCGCAATAAAATCTGCTGCCCGCGGGGACCGGGGCTGCCTCCCCTTCGAGATCGGTAAAGACCGCTTCTCTCACTGCCGCCGAAGCGGGTCTTCTGTAAATGCCGTACTGTCCCGCCAGCCGGTCGAGATATTCTCCCGCCGCCGTATCGGTAAACATCAGGTCATAATAAGCTTTGAGCGTCGCGTACCCTTCTGCCAGTCTCAGACAGACCGGCGCCATGGCCATGTGGATCAGACTGCCCTCTCTTTTGTCGATCCCGTCGGGCAGTGCTGCCATACAGCGCTCCAGCAATGTTTCATAAGCAGGAAGCTGCATCAGTTTCCTCCTTCCAGTCTGACCGTCATATCAAACGCCTCTTTCTGCCGCACCGTAAAACGGATGCCCGCGGCGTCGCCGTCGGTCGAAAATGTCAGATCTTCTATTCCCTCCACACGGTCATCGACCGATAATGCCTCTCTGATGAGAGCGGGAGCCGTCGCTTCGATATAATCGGGGTCTTTGCCGATAAGGGAAGAAAGTTCGTGTCCGAACTGCCCAGAGAAGATCAGATGTTCATATCGGGGGATCGTCAGCATGACCATCACCGCCTGACGGACGGCTTCGATACCGTCTATCTCATGAAGCAGCCGACCGTTTTCCAGATCCAGCTTCCATGTGCGGTCCCCCTGTGCCAAAGAGACTTCCTCCGGCATCGACTCCGGAAGCAAAGTTTCTCTTACCATATCCTGCTCCTTTCTACTGCTTGAGCTGTTCTTTACCCGGCGTGCCAATCCTGTCGAGGATCAGATACTGTCCGCCGGCAGCCAGCAGGATAACCATGTCCCCCGCCTTCAGACCCTGACGCAGGAGAATTTCTTTGGTCGTCTTTTCACCGTCCACGTCATGAACGAGCCTCAGTTTCAGCGTCTCCAGGCCCTCAGGCATCACCAGCACCTCTTCGAGAAGAGTAAAGCGCGAATCCACTGTCACGCTGAGAGGTTCGGTGCTTCTGACAACACCGTAAAGGATCTCTGAACCGTCGGCTGCCGCGCCGGCGGCGATCTTTTTGAGAATATCACTGAGCATCAGACCGCCTCCAGTTTCAGTTTCATCGTATGACCGCCGGATGTATAGCGGTGATCCGCCTCGAGAATACGGCAGCTGCCCGAAAAGCCGCCGAGCTCCGCCTGACAGAGCGTTCCCGCGCGGAATCTGCTGTCGCCGGTACATTCCGCTTCGATGCCGTGCACCGCACGGTTTTTCTGTCCCAGGATCTCATTCATCATCGCCGCGATCTCGCCGTCCGTCGTGCTCTGAAGCACCTGTGCGCAATACTGCAGCACGCCCCATTTCGCAATGGAGGCAGGGTTTTCCTTTACAAAGATATCCCGCCTTCCCGAACGGCGGTTTTTCCGGATGAGACGGACCCGGTTATAGGTATCGGTGCCGATATCGTCTGTAAACCGATAGGAGGACACCAGTGTTTTGCCGTCCATCTTTACCGGCAGCATCAGACTTTTTCCCGTTTCAGCACCAGTTTTCCCCGGTCATCAAAAAAGCTCATCGCCTCACCGCCCAGAAGCCTTGACTGCTCCAGTGCCAGGCGGATCATATCCAGAAGCGGTCGGTTATCCGCGATCAGCGAAGCGATCTTTCTGCCGTTTTCCTCGATATCGCCCACAGGAAGTCCCCGCTCGCCGCAGATCTCTCGGATGATCTCAGCGGCGGTTTTCCCTGAAAAGACTTTTGTGTCCCGGTACATCAGATATCTCAGCCTGTCATAGGCGGTAAGCCATATTCCCTCTTCACTCTGTTCTGAGGTAAAGACAAATCCGTCAAAGACACATTCCCCCGTGACGGGGTCATAAAACCGTACAGACGCGCCGGGCGCGAATTCTGACGCGGGTGTAAAAACATGTAACACTCCGGCACCCGTCTGTCTTGTTTTCCATCTTGCTTCGCCGCAGGGAACTTCCCTGCCGGAAACTGTCAGACTGCCCATTCATACCACCTCACAGTCTGATCACCTGACCGGGAAAGATCAGGTTCGGATTGGCGATATTATTCTTTGCGGCGAGCTCTCTGTATCTGCTGCCGCTGCCCAGATACCGCTTCGCGATGGCCCAGAGTGAGTCGCCTTTCACCACCGTATAAGCCGTGGGCAGCTCACGGGAATCCTCCCGTGCGGCAGAAGATGTCCCCGAAGAGGTGCCGGCGGCCCCTGCCGCGGCCTGCACGGCGGGCGAACGGTATTCCCTCAGGGTCAGGCTGTAAAAAACCGACCCGCAGTCGCCTGCCTCCTCCCAGAGGCGAAGCTTTTCCACCGTCACCTGCATCGACACGGGG